CTCGATCAAGAACGCGATGCCGATGGTCTCCGGCCCTGCTGCTGGGCAAGTAGGGTTTTCGGCGGTCGGCGCAACCAATGCCTACCACGGCGCGATCGCCGCCGCGAAGACCCGCAGCGCAAACCACTTCCCGGCCTCGCGTTTCATCGTCGCCAAGCTCGCGCTGCTGTCGCTCGCGCACAGCCAGGCCGCCACCAGCACGACCCACTGCGCCTGGTACGACGCGGCGGGCGTGACCAACTTCCCAAAGGGCTGCAACAACAACGCGCTCAAGGATACGAACGACAGCAGCGTCACCTACACCACGGCAGGCGCATCGAGCTATCCGGCAATGCCGCTGGCCGGCTCTGGCGTGCCGTTTGCCAAAACCACCCACAACGGCCAGGCGTGCGGCGTGGCGGACCTGAACGGCACGGTGTGGGAGATCAACCTGGGCATGACCTGCATTGCCACCGGCAAGGCGATCAGCGCGGCCACGCAGACCAGTCCAGTGCAGCTCACCGTGACCGGCCACGGCTTCGAGACTGGCGACCTCGCGATGATCGCTGGCGTCGTCGGCATGACGCAGCTCAACGACAAGATGTACAAGATCACCGTGGTCGACGCCAACACCGTCACGCTCGACGGCGTGGATGGAAGCGCGTTTGATGCCTACACCTCTGGCGGCACACTGACGATGGGGCGCTGGTACGCAAGCAAGAAAAGTGCGCGCATGGCGAGCTACACCGCCGGCGTCACGCTGGCGACCGACCACTGGGGCGCGACCGGCGTGGCCGCGACGATGGACCGCGTCTATCCGGCCTTCCGCACCGACTACCCGAACAACGGCTTTGCGCAGCGCCTCGGCAACGGCGCAAACCAGGTGCTGTCAGGCGCGCTGTCGGGCAACGACTGGACACTCTCCGGGCTGGGCTTCCCGATCGCGATGGGGGCGTCGTCGGCGGGAAGCAGCCGGTTCGGACAGGACTACTACTACCAGTACGTGCGCAACGAGCTTTGTGTGCCTTCTGGTGGCGCCTGGTACGACGCGTCGTTTGCTGGCGTCTGGACTGCTGACCTGCTCTACACCCGGACGAACTCGTACAACGCTGTGGGGTTCCGGGCCGCCTCGTACCTTGTGGGCTGAACGGTAGTGATGGCCCACAAGGCTAATAATCCACCAGGGAGATTGTTAATTGAGCATACATAGTGAAGCAACATTAGATAGAAAATTCATCGAATTCATGAAACTTCTTAATGTCTATTTAAATCATTTTCCTAAATATGAAAAATACGGATTGACTTTACAAATTAGAAATACAGCATTTGAAATGTATGGTTATATAGTAGAAAGTCAAAAGCGTTTTCATAAGAAAACAAGTTTAACAAATTTAGACATTAAACATGAACAACTCAGGATGTTCATAAGATTGGCATATGAATTAGGTTATTTCGCTTTTAGAGATGGTTCTTTTATTTTTTCTAGTGATGAAAAAGCAGAACATCGCTACCTAACAATATCCAGTCGTATTGATGAGCTAGGTAAAATGATTGGTGGTTGGATTAATTCACAAAAAGAATGATTGTGGTAAAGGGAGTTGTCTTAATATGCCTTGTGTGCAATCTGGTGGCAACTGGAACAACACGTCGAATGCTGGCGTCTGGACTGCTAACCTGAACAACACCCGGACGAACTCGAACAACGATGTGGGGTTCCGGGCCGACTATATGCTTCAAACACAGAAATGTGATAGTAGCGTAAAGGGAGACAATTTCCAGCCCTTCGGGGCGAAATCGTTATATCGTCTGTTTTCTAGTAGGTCTCGAAAGAGATTCGGCCGTCAGCAGAAGAGTTTTCTATGAAACGTATTGGAAATCTATATGAAGCGATAATCTCACTCGACTCCCTTCATGAAGGTTATTTAGCGGCTAGAAAAGGAAAGCGATCGTGTAGATCAGTATATGAATTTGAAAGATGCCTCGGAAAGGAGTTAAATTCTCTCCACAGTGAGTTAAAAGATGGATCATATGAGCCGAAAGCATACAACCATTTTTTCATCTATGAACCAAAGAAAAGAGAAATAAGTGCTCCAGCCTTCAGAGATAGAGTTGTTCAACATGCCCTCTACAATATAGTTAGACCAATCTTTGATGCAACATTCATCTCGACATCTTTTGCGTGTAGACCTGGTAAAGGGACTCATGCCGCGGCAGACTATGTTCAGAGATGTCTACAGATTGTTCCAAGAGATAGTTACTTTTTGCAATTAGACATTCATAGATACTATTATCAAATAGATCATGATGTTCTGCATAAACAAATTAGTAGGAAAATTAAAGATAAGAGTGTTGTGAATCTTTGGATGAAATTTGCTAGTTCACGAAAGCAAACGATTGGTCTACCGATTGGGTGTTTGATGAGTCAATTGAATGGATTGATCTACTTAAATGACTTAGATCAATTTGTAAAAAGAAACCTAAAAGTTAAACACTACGTTAGATACGTCGATGATTTCATTCTGATTGGATTGACGAAAGAGCAGGCTGTTGATTGTTGTGAACAAATTAACATTTTTCTAAAAGAACAATTAAAGTTGAAATTTTCTAAAGTCATAATTAGCAAAATCACTCGTGGAATCAACTTTGTTGGCTATAGAACTTGGCGCAAAAACAGATTCATTAGAAAAAGAGCTCTATACATTTTCAAAAGAGCTATGCTAAACGGAAACATGGAATCAATCGTGTCTTCTTTAGGTCATGCTAGAAAGACTGGATCATTAAGACACATGTTAAAATTAATAAGGATCAATTATGACAACGATCATCAGTTACCAAAAATATACAGATGAATGGACCACCTATACTCTAGTTCAACCACATCAATCACCGGATTCACAAAATACCACAGAACTCTGCACAGAGCTTTGCACCATTGATGGTATCACATATGTCGCTGTACCAGATGGTGTTACATTACCAGATCAGCCAAGTCAAATTGCAGACAGTATCAAAAATGTTGAATTGACTGCAGAATTGATTTCGACCATTAAGACCAATTCATCTCATTGTAAGTTTATATCTGATCAAGTACAACACAAGATTAGACAAAAATATACTATGGATGATGAAATGTATTTTTCCAGAATTGCATCAGCAACAGCTTTGGGTATATATGAATTAAAACCTGGCGAAAATGAAAAATTAATGCAATACAATGGATATATTGAGAGTGTGAGACTTTGGGCTAAACAAGAGCGAATAAAACTTGGGCTTGATTGATATGATCCCGTATGAAATCACCGAACAAGTTAACAAAACGATCAATGAATCTGTTGAATACAAAACAGATTTACGACTATACGGTAAATTGGAGCACTGGGCTCCAGCTGTACTAGAGGGTGATTGTGAAGATTATGCTCTTGCCAAAAGAAAGAAATTCCTGGAATTTGGAATTGATCCCAAATATCTGCGGCTCGCTACTGCTAAAACAGAAACCGGCGAATACCACGCAGTTCTGATTGTTACCACGGACAAGGGTGATTATGTACTTGATAATCGATATCCATTTCCAATGGAAAGACGGGCTTTGAACTACAAGTGGGATAAAATCCAACAAGGTGACAAATGGTACAAAATTGCCTAATTACACTTTCTTGTCTATTTCTATTGGGTTGTACGACACCAGAGCCATTTATCGCGGGTGAGCAAACATTTCCACCATTTGGGTGGTATCAATTCTGTCAAGAAAATCCAACAGACCCAAGTTGCGACATAAATAGTCAATAAGACCCTATCTGGAAATAGCATGACAAGAGAAGATTTCAAAGAGTATATTCTCCGAGACCTTGGATCACCGGTTGTTGATATTAATATCGATGAGCAGCAGATTGAAGATCGGATCGATGAAGCCCTGGAATATTTTCGACTATACCACTATGATGGTATCGAGGAAATGTATCTTAAACATCGGCTAACTTCATCGGTTTTCACTCTGCAACAACCAGTCGCCGAACAGTTTGATATCAGTCAAGAGATCATTGGCCTCGAGTCTGGCGCAACAGCATATCCAGCAAGACCTTCTAATGCCAAGTCTGAAGGTGATACTCTATATGTCTATAAGATCAAGGGTGAATTCATCCCAGGTGAGCAGATTGTTATCAAAGAGCAGCCAGATCTAGTTGTTGCTAATATTGTCTCAATTGAGCTTGGTGATACAGACAATCGATTTATCACACTACCCGATCATGTCTATGGAGTGATCAAGGTTCTACCAATTTCTGCAACCAGTACATCACAGTCTCTGTTTGACGTTCAGTATCAATTGCGCCTACACGATCTATTTGACCTGACTTCCGTCAGCATCATTTACTACAAGCAGACAATGCAGCACTTGTCATTACTCGATTTTGAACTCAACCGAAAGCCATCAATTCAGTTCAACCGAATGACCAATAAGTTGTATCCAAACATCAATTGGACATCGGATACTAGACCGGGTGATCTACTTGTGATCAAATGCTATCGAGCGATTGATCCAGAAGAATTCAGCAAAGTTTGGAATGATCCGTGGTTAAAACATTATGCAACGGCTCTGGTTAAAAGAAATTGGGCAACTAACATCAAGAAATATTCTGGCATTCAGCTCCCGGGCGGTGTGACACTGAATGGTCAAGCCCTATACGATGAGGCTATTAATGAAATACGAGAACTTCAGGATGAATTGATCAACAAGCAAGCCCCCTTGAATTTCTTTATTGGTTGATTGAAATGGCTAAGAATCCATATTTCAAATTTGGAACTAACTCAGAGCAGAATGTAGTCGAAAATCTGATCATTGAGTGCTTGGGAATTTACGGTCAAGAGATGTTTTATATCCCTAGAACACTTGTTTCCAAAGATGATATTCTTGGCGAAGATCGACTAAGCGAATTCAAGAATGCATATCCAATTGAGATGTATTTTGAAAACGTTGACGGATTTGGTGGCAACGGGGCTTTCATGTCCAAGTTTGGGTTAATGATTGAGCAATCGGCAACTCTAGTAGTAGCCAGGAAACGTTGGCAACAAGCTGTAGCTCAGTATGGCCAGACAATTCTCCCAAACAGACCGGCCGAAGGTGACCTGTTGTACTTCCCTCTCACTGGCGGTCTATTTGAGATTAAGTTCGTTCAACATCAAAATCCATTCTATCAGATCGGCAAGCTTTACACTTATAAGCTTGATGTCGAACTCTTCCAGTATGCATCTGAGCGGATTGATACAGGCTATAATGCTATCGATGACTTTGAATCTCTCAAGACATTCGATATTGACACATCGGTAACTAAGTTTGGAATGATTGATTCAATTCAGGTGACAAGTGGTGGCTCTGGTTATACATCGGCGACTGTATCAATTACATCAACAACCGGCAAGGGTGCAACTGCAACAGCAGTAATTTCTAATGGAGCAATCTCTGCCATTAATGTAACAAATCCAGGAACCGGATATCAGAATGCAACAGTTGTCATTACTGGCGATGGTATCGATGCAACAGCTACTGCAACTCTAATCAACGACATCGACAAGGTTGAATCATACGGTGATAACAATTCATTCAAGCGAGAAGCTGAGTCATTTGTCTTCAATGACAGAAATCCATTTGGCGAAGTTGATCCGGACTAAAGACAATGCTAAACAATAACATTTTCTATTGGGGAGTCATTCGCAAATTGGTGGTCTCATTCGGCCATCTGTTTTCAGACATCTATATTGAGCGGCGACAGGGAGATTCTGTTGTTGGTGATGTGATTCAGACTCTGCAGATTCCAATCAGCTACTCAGCTAAAGAAAAATGGCTAGTGCGCATTGATTCTGATCCAAGTCTAACTAATCATACTTACACAACTTTACCAAGACTAGCATTTGAAATTGTTGGTTACAATTATGACCCATCAAGAAAGTTAAATAAGATGAGTCAAATCATCTGCCATAAAGATGGTCAATCATCTTCAGTCTATGCTCCAGTGCCATACAATGTGACAATCAATCTATATGTACTAACGAAGACTCAAGAGGATGCCCTACAGATCATTGAGCAGATTCTGCCGTCATTCAGCCCTGAATACACGATGTCTCTTAACATCATCCCAGAGATGAATCTGGTTCAGGACATTCCCATTGTATTAGACGGAATATCAGTTGAAGATGAATATGAGGGAAATTTTCAACAAAGAAGATTTGTTACCCACACGCTAACATTTACCGCCAAGTTGAACTTATTTGGACCAACTCTGCAGTCCAAGCCAATCTATCACACCGAAGTAGATCTAAAGAACTTTGAGTCTGGAATTACTATGGCTAGACATGAAGCTGATGGGGATCCAGATACTGGAGAGATAACTGATAGATGGATCTATCCGGAATAGTTGTCCAGGACTCACCAGAGGACGTCTGGGACACTCTTTAATCTTGGATGATAGATACTATGTCTGGAGATTTTCTTGACTAGAGATGATCTGGTTAAGGATTCATTCTTGGTATAGACTTAACCAGATCTAGATTAGATCTTTATGATTAGGTTTGGTTCTTTTCTTGTTCTGGTATTCTAAGAACCTTTTAATGGATCTAATCTAGATTATTCCTAAATAGTTTCTAGGTAGTTACTAGATTCTTTTATGGATATGTTTCACAGAGAACCATTATAACAATTGATGTAAACCTTGTACAATCAAATGTGATCAAATGTAGTCAAAAGATGGGAAATAATGCCAATGGAAGTTTCGGTCTACAATAATAACAAGCATCTCAAGGCAGCTGGAGTAAAGATACCATTTACTGAAGAGCAGGTTGCTGAGTACATGAAGTGTGCTGAAGATCCGTTGTACTTCATTGAAAATTACGCGAAGATTGTATCTTTGGATCATGGCGTAGTCCCCTTTAAGATGTTTGATTATCAAAAAGATCTTATTCTAGCCATTCATAAAAATAGAAACGTGATTGGATTATGGCCGAGACAGTTTGGAAAATCGACCTCTGTTGGTGCTTATATTGCGTGGTATATTTTGTTTAATGATAATAAAACAGCCGTAATCTTAGCTAATAAACAAGCTATTGCTATTGAGATTTTTGGGCGAGTCCAATTTATCATTGAAAATTTACCCAAGTGGCTTCAACAGGGTGTGATGGAATGGAATAAGAAATCTCTAATATTGGAGAATGGTTCTAAATGTATTGCCGCAGCCACTTCGCCGAGCGCTGTCCGTGGGCTATCGGTAAACCTCCTTATGTGTGTAGATGGATCTACTGAAATCACCATTAGAAATAAAAAGACAGGGGAAATTAGACAAATACCAATAGAAGCTTTAGAAACCTATGATGATATGAATGATTGGCAGGTTTTAACCGATTATGGTTGGTCCGATTTTGAAGGTCTAAAGATTACAACGTCTGAGCATAAACTTTTAGTTAAAACTGAAGCAAATGAACTAAGATGTTCTTTGTCTCATAGAATAATGACACCTAGGGGTTGGGTGGAAGCTCGTAAGTTGAAACCAACCGATAAATGTAAAACTATACATGGATTATGTTCTGTTATTAGTATAACACTAATTGAAGGCCATACTAAATTGTATGACCTTATTGGTGTTGAAAAGGGGTCTAGATATTATACGAATGATATAGTATCTCATAACTGCGACGAGTTCGCCCATCTTGGTCCCAATCTTGCTGATGAATTTATTGCATCCGTTTTCCCAACTCTGTCTTCGTCAGAAACATCCAAATTAGCAATTGTTAGTACGCCCAAGGGTCTTAATCATTATCATAAGATGTGGGTTGAGGCTGAATCTGGTACAAATGGCTTTATTCCAATTAAGGCTTCTTGGCAAGATCATCCGCTTAGAACACCGGAATGGGCTGAAGAGCAACGCAAAAAATTGGGCGATGTTAGATATCGACAAGAGGTTGAGGTTGAATTCCAGGGTTCATCATATACTCTAGTAGACGGCACTAAACTCGCCAATTTGTCGATCAGTCAACCAATTCATGAAACAGATCAACTAGAAGTATTTGCCGCCCCAGAAAAAGACCACTCATACGTGATGACCGTGGACGTTTCTCGAGGTCGTCATTTAGACTACTCAGCCTTTACTGTTTTTGATGTCACTGAGATGCCCTATAAGGTCGTGGCGACATTTAAAGATAACACTATCTCGACATTGGAATACCCGCACCTAGTCTATAATACAGCAAGACAATATAATAATGCCTTTGTTCTAATTGAGGTCAATGATCTCGGTGAAGAAGTTTCTAATACCATTTGGTATGAATACGAGTATGAGAATCTGTACTTCACCGATAAAGATAGATTAACTGAAGCTCGAGGATATCCTGGTGTCAGAACCACCAAGAAAGTTAAGTCGGTCGGTTGCTCTGTATTGAAAGAGCTTATCGAAAAAGATCAGCTCATTGTCAACTCACATAAAATTATTGAAGAACTCGGTGTTTTTGTTCTCAAGCGCGCTTCTTATGCAGCGGACGACACTAGTATCAATGACGACCTTTGTACGACACTATGGTTATT